CCCTTTTTGCAGGATGTGTCTACGATGTTATAATAAATTTCACCAACTTGATGGAGAAGTCTTAAATATGTATAACTTGCTAAGTCTAAATAATCATAATTAATAAATTTTTGTGTATTATTTTGGATAAATTTAAATAACTCATTATTATTAATATCATATATTCCATAAAAAACATTACCTTGCACGTCGTATGCCGAAAAAAGCACCTTACACCCGCTATGTATGTATATTTTATTATTAATAAATGGAAAAATGTTATTCTCAAGCCCGTAAATACCAGAAATATTCTGATTATCTACAAAGTAATCTAACATCTTATCTGCATTATAAATTCCTATTAAATTTAAGGTTGTATTCTCTGAACCCCCAGTCCAATATGCCGTTGCTGATAGTGTAAACATCCTTACATTAGAGTAGACGTGCGTTCTATCTAATAAAGTTTCACCATCTGCGATTGTGTTTAATAAAAAAGGCTCTTTAAAAAAACTATCTATTAGTAAATCCAAATTAAAATAACACCGATGGTCATTAGGATTTGGATATAAATAAAACGTTCTATTAAACCCCAAGCCGTCATTAACATTTAAACTAACGTAAAAATTAGGCTTGTTGTAGTTTGAGGAATATACATATACCTGTTGCCCACTGCCTATGCAGGCTGCGTAATTGTCGTAATCTTTTGTAATTGTTATGCTCATAATTTTGTTTTTAATATTTCTATTTTTACATTATCTTTTAATTTGTTTGCCAACAGCTCATTTAAGTTGTCTAACGTGCCTTTTTCATAGATAAAATCAATGAAATGATAACCAGGTATGCCTCTCTCTCTTATTCCACGTGCAATTAAGAAGGCTAAACTCTTTTGACGCTTGATTTTATCCGCCATTGACTTGCCTTTACTTTGCCCAACATCAATTCCGTGCTGTGATATCCAGCTATTAGCCCCCGTGAACACCTGTAAAGGTGGCATTTTGTCTCGGAATTGATAAGGACTATTCTCCGCACCTTGCTTTACACCTTTATTTCCCCTTACTCCTTTATTTATGTACTCGGCGTGTCGTGGCATTTCAATACTTATCTTTGCAGAAACCTCACTGCTACTAACTTTGAAGGTAATAGACTGTGCAAGGTTGCGACTAATGGTCATTGCAGAACCACCATACATCTCTGACCTACTAATCATCGCACTTATGAGTTTTTTTCGCATAAGTTGAACGCTTTCATCTGCGAATTTTATCAATATATCTTCAATTTCTTTATCCATTTTCTCTAATTTTTAAATACATTATATAATTTAGCACCTCAAACGCTGTTAGCTTCGTTATTTTATCTATTTTAGTAATATCATTATTACTCAATTTTACAAGTGTATCATACCATATCATTTTAACGCTAATTTTTTTAGTTTTTTGTTTTGTTTTTTCAGCTTCCTCACCTGTATTTTCGTATAAATCTTTAAAATTATAGGCAAAATATCGTTGAATGTCGAAAAAAAAACAAAGATAGGATATGCTTCGTAATAGCTCATATTTTTAGCAAGTTCCAAGTCTGCCAAATACTCGCCGTTTTTATCCAGTAGTAAACAACTAACTAATTCGTGCATATAACTAATATTATCTCCGCTTTCTTTTATTTTATCTAACACTATTTGCATATCAATGTACTGCCCAAATGTCAATTTGCTAACATCTTTACACACCTTATATTTTTCACCATTTATCAAAACCTCACTGGGAGCACTCTTTTTAGGTTTTTTATTTATCAAAGTAGCTATAGTATTGGCTTTGTTTTTGAAATCTGTAATTTTTAATTTATCTACATCATCTTCATTAATGTTATACATTAAAGCAATAGCTTTCGTATAAAAGTCAAGCTCGTTTTTTTTCTGCATTTGAAGCTTCATAAGTTGCTCAAATTCATATAATGTCAAATCTTTTTTTTCCATATTTTTACTTTTTTACTATTATTTTTGTCTCGTATCCAAGCTCTTTTAATCGTTCAATCATATGTATTTGTAATTCAGAGAGCTGGCTTTGTGTTTTAAATTCAATAAAATAACAATCCCCTTTGTCAAAAACAACGTAATCAGGAATACCAGCAATGACGCCGTTCGTAGGCATTATTATAGCATTAGGGTGCTCTCGTTTTAATTTCTTAATTTCTCGTTTTTTTAAACTTGTCTCTAACATAATATTTATCTTTTAAATTTTACAATTACAGGTTCACTTACTTTTTTATTTAGCAAGTTGTGTGCACCACTTACTGCATACCTCATTGCGTCTATTAAGTGGTCGTTAAGCTTCACTGGTAGCTCGGTTGTGAGCCCTTTACTATCTTTAGCATAGGTATATTGCCTCATTTCCTTAAGTAAATTAGAGCTATCCGCCGATACATATAACTTATACTCTTTTAATATTTGCAAACCTCGCACTATATCCTTTTTTGGAGCTAATATATTTAGTCCAGCTCGCTTTAATTCCTCAATTCGCTGGGGTTCTGCAGTGTCGCAAAATATATAACAGCCTTTCTGTAAGTTGTTTTTCATAAATGTTATAAGCTCAGAATTTGTTAGTTTACTTCTATATAATATTTCTTTTACATATACCTTTTTCTCTTTTAAAAGTATGTTACATTGCACAATAGCAGTAGGGTTCGTATATCCAAAATCTACGCCATACACCTTAACGTCGCCATCGAACTCACTTTCAATGGTATAGTAGTCCTGATTATAAGCAAATACCTGGTCTTGAAACCACAAAGAAGGTTTACCCTCCGCATATATTCTGTGCATAGCCTTGTTTTGTTTTGCAAGTCCTTCCAATTTTTTAGTATATTCAGAAGGTAAAAAGTAATTATCCTTATATGTTGTATGTATAAGCTTATAGCTATAACTTATATTACCTTTTGCTTTTAAATCAGCATCTACCATACCCTCGCCGTTTATATAAAAGTAATCTAATATCCAGCAGGGCACAGGGTTAAAAGTTAAGTAAATTTGATTAACAACTCCCAGCTTTCGCATTCTTAAAATTAGTTGCTCATAGTCAGTCGCTAAGAATTCAGAAGCCTCCTCCAGCCAAATTGCATTTACGTCTGTTATACTTTTTATTTTTTCCACGTTATCTATGCCAGCTGCTATTAGCTTGTTACCGTTTACGATACATTCTATTTCCATTGTGCCCTCATAGACACGAAACAAACTATCTAAATTGTATTTAGCAATTATATCTTTAAATAGCAGGAATTGGCTATTTCTTATAGTTCTACCTACCTTTCTACAATAAAGCCCCCTAAAATATTCCTTTGTCAAACAATTGTATATAAATTTAAATGCCATAAAGTGAGATTTGCCGCTACCTGCACCACCCATCAACAAATATACCTGCGTAGTTTCATCGTCTAAAAGTGGACGATAGACGGGTAATATGTGGCGTTCATCGAACTCTATAGTAATGGTGCGGGGTTCAGTCATCATATTTTTTAAATTTTATTTCTATTTTAGTCGGGATGTCGCTTGTATCAATTTCCTTTGTGAAAGGCTTGCCGAAAAGTCGCTCCAGTAGTATGTTTAACTGCATAACAGAGCCTCTATTAATTGATTTTAGTAGCATGCTTGCAATTAACATTCTGTAAGCTGGCTGTTTATCATCATTAGAAATTTCTAACAACTTATCTTTGCTCATAGTCATTAGCTTTTTGATTTCTTTATTGAACTCATCCTCTGTAAGCATGCCACGTTTAGCCATATCATTTTTTATATAATATTTCTGGGTCTATTAGTTTACCTTCTTTTCTAACAGTCATATGAAGGTGTGCTCCCGTTGTGGCTCCTGTATTGCCAGAGAGGGCAAGCAAATCACCTTGACATACATTGCCAGATTTTATAAATATTTTTGACAAGTGTGCAAAGCCAAACGTATAATCACCACACCGCACTTGCATTTGTAATCCACCTGTCGCATTTTCCCAAACCTTTATAACCTCACCTTCGCAAGGTGCATTAATCCTTGTCCCAACGGGCATAGCAAGGTCAATACCATTGTGGAACGTGCGTTTGCCCGTAATTGGGTGCTTTCTATACCCGTATTTGCTGGTAATACGCCCTTGTGGTAATAAAAATTTTTCATTCATAATTTCCTCCTTTATTTACATATTTTTTTATAAAGTCATAATACAACTTTTCAGCTAACTTAAAAACCTTTGTGAGTGCAGTGTTGCGGCCTATTAACTTACAAATATTTTCATCTATACTGATTAGCTCATTTATTAAAATAATCACACTGGCAAAATTAATCAAAATAAAACTATCTTTTACAACAAAACAATCAACTAAATATAGCACCAGCATTATGGTGTAGTAATATCCTATTTTTATTATACTATTAAAAAATTTATTACTTTCTATTTTAACATTATTTTTTTTAGCAGCTAACAACGCTGTTATTATATCTATTACTATAACAATAAAAATAATATAAAAATACCACTGCACACTTATAAAAAAACTACATAAGATAGCTAAAGGTATGATTAATATTGAATTTACAGCTGATATATCTAATATTTTTGTCGTCAGCTCTTGTGATTTTAAAATTATTTGTTCTATTAACATATTTATTTAATATAAGTTATATTTTAAATTTAAATATTCGTGCACGTATGCAAACTCACTATCAGACAACACTCTATCAAATTTTATTATTTCCATAATGTGCCCTTGCCAAAAGTATATCGGCGTTAATCCAGTCCTCCCCATAGCTCCTATTATCAAATCATAATTATTATTCATATCATAACTGCCATCAAAGGCGTCAGTATCAGTATTTACACTATTTTGATATTTTTTAATTACATTGTTAGCATT